TGGGCAGAAAAGCATTTCATCCTTATGGGTGGAAGCTCCGTTCAAGATTTACCTTCTGATAATAAAGAAGAGTGTATTGAGAATTGGTCAGATATCGCGTCTGAAATTGAATTACGCGCGTCTGCTGGGTATCCTTGGACCCATTGGTTTAAGACTAAACGGGAGCTCTTTGATTTTCAAAATGGAGAGTTCTTTCGTGATTTTTGTGTGAAGTATTGGCACGAATTAGGTGCTGAGAATTGTCGTCCAGTTTTCTGGACCAACAATGTTAAAGAAGAGTTAAGGCCACTTGAAAAGCTAGCAATTAATAAATTGCGAACCTTTGTAGGCTCTCCTTCTGAACATGTTGTGGCGTCTCAAATGATGTTTGGCAACCAAAATCAACGAATGTATGATACAGTACATAAGCATTGTCTTTTGTTGGTGGTACTAAATTTTATAGAGGATGGAACAAATTGTATTTACGGTTAAATAAACACCCAAATGCCTTTGAGCTTGATGAGTCTGAGTATGACTCTTCTCTTTTTAGAGAACTCATGTATGGTAATATGGAGTTTCGTTGGCGAATGCTGGCTCCTCAGTTTCGTACTAAGGAAAATCGTAATCGTTTGGAAAACCTCTATCGAGAGATTGTGGAATCATATATTGTGTCACAAGATGGTGATGTTTTGATGAAAGACACAGGTGGTCCAAGTGGTAGTTTTAATACTATTGCTGATAATACCACTGGTCTTTATCGTTTACTTGCCTATGCTTGGTTAGTTTTATGTGAGCTTGAGTTTACTTTTGGTCGTTGGACTTTAAAAAAGTATGATGAAATGCGCACTTTTGAATCTTTCCATAAGCATGTTGAAGCTGCCTTAACTGGTGACGACAACACTTGGACGTGTTCTGATGAAGTTGTTTCTTGGTTTAATGCGCGAGGTGTCTCTGATGTTTGGTTAAATCTGAATATTAAGACTACTTCTCCGTGTTATGAACCCCGAAAATTGGATGATTGTTGGTTTTTAAGTGCTGGTTTCAGAAATTTGAATGGTACTCGGGTTCCCGTACCGGAACATTCAAAGATTATGGCTAGTCTTGCCTTTCATTGTCCCTCTCCATTAAACCCACGTTGGTCTCTCTTGAGGGCTTGTGCTCTTCGCATTGAATCTTTTTGGTGTGATCAAAGTCGTCAGGTGATTTATGATTATATTCTTTGGCTTTTAAGGGAGTATCATGCTCAACTTTACTCGCCTCGGGATGAAAATGACCCAAAAGATATTTTTACTTATGAACAAGTCTTCAGTGTTTATAAAACGGATACTGAAATCAAGCAGCTTTATCTTTGCCAGGAATCTGGATCTGATAATCCTCTTTCAGTTGAGGAGCTTGATATTTTGAATCATGCTTTTTGCATGTTTGAGTAGAAAAGTCTTAATTAAGATTGCAACACTCTATAAAAATAAAATGACAAAAAATAAGTCGAAAGCGAAGGGTAACGCAAAGAACACTCAACCTAGTAAAGGTAAAAAATCTCATGCAGGGAATCAACC